AGGTGAGCGGCGCTACCACCGGGCAGGTGCTGCGGCTGGCATCAGATGGCCTGTGGAAGAATCACACGCTGACCCCGGCCGATGTTGGCGGCCACGATGCCGTCACCCTCGCCGCCAGCGTTGCCGACGTGCTCAATCTGTCCGGCCAGGAGCTGCAGGCGGACGACCCCGGCGGGGACCGGATGTTGTTCTGGGACGACTCAGAGGGCAAGCTGGCCCACCTGCAGCTCGGCACCAACCTGAGCATCACCGGCACCACGATCAACGCTGCGGGTGGTGGTGGTGCGTCGTTTAATGGCTATGCGGTAGGGAACTGGATTGCGCCGGTAGACGGCGCGCTTGGAGCTGGCTCCCAATCAGCCACGGCGGACCGCATTTGTCTGATTCCGTGCATGGTGAAACGGTCCATCACGGTGAGCGATTTAGGCGGCAGGGTCGCTACGGCAGTAGCAGCGAGCACCGTGCAATTAGCGATCTATGCCAGCAGCAATGGTCTGCCGACTGGCCTACCGCTGGCCTCAACTGGTGATCTGAGTTCAGCGACTGCGACGAACATCTCAGCGGCGGTCACTCCGTTCAACATGACGGCCGGTGATCTGTATTGGATGGGCGTCAGCGCAAGCTCTTTCAACTCTGCAATGGTGGCTCCGGCTGTTGGATCCGTAAGCTCAGCGGCGCTCATTGGCGCACCAAACATTGGCGACTTTTTAACTAATAACACCGTATTCGCTTTTGCTCGCCTCTTCTCTGCAACTTACGGCACATGGCCTGATCTAACCGGACAAACGACAACGATAAGCCCTTCCACCCGTGGCGCCGTTGTCTTCCTCAAGGTCAGCGCACTCCTCTGATGGCGATCTCGTACTCCTCGGCTGGAATCACAATCACCGATGATGCCGACGCAAGCCGGCCCCCGGTGATCCTGCCGCCCACGGCCACGCCGGCCGATGTGGAGATTGCGGTCAATGCCTACCTGCCGCCGCCGCCCCCGCCGCTGCCCCCGCCCGACTGGCTGACGTTCGCCGGCTGGCTGTTCGGCTTCCCCCCGATGGCCGCCGCAATGGCCACCGCACGCTCCAGCACCACCCACCAGGGTGAGCCCGCAACCACCAGCCTCCCCGCCGCCATGGACGAGGCCCGCCTCCGGCAGAACTACGTGGCTTTCGCCCTCTCCTGGGGTCAGTTCCTGGCGGCCAGCCAGCTCCCGGCTGAGGCAATCGCCGAGATCGTCGGCAAGGCCGATGCCTGCAACCTGCCGCCTGAGTTCATCGCGGCGCTGCAGCCGACCACAGCCGCACCCACACCATGACCAGCCGCCGCGAGCAGATCCTCGCCCACATCGCCACCACCCTGGCCCCGACCGCCGGCATCGGCACGGTCTACCGCTCCAGGGTGGAAGCATTCGCCAGGGATGAGGCGCCGGCCCTGGTCATTGAGCCGATCGCTGATCGCTGCCAGCCCTACTCCACCTGCAAGCTCGATTGGACCCTGGATCTCGCCGTGGTCGTGCACACCCGAGGGCCGATCCCTGAGCAGCTGGCAGACCCCATCATCGTCTCAGCCCATGCCCTGCTGATGGCTGATCGCACCCTGGGCAATCGCGTGATCGATATCGTGCCGACCGGCACCGACTTCCAGCGGGACAAGGCCGACCTGCTCTCCCTCTGGCAGGTCAACACCTATGCGATCCGTTACCGCACCCTCGGGAGTGACCTTGAGAATGGCTAGGTCTCGTAGGCCCCCTAGACTGACTGCAGAATCCGCACCCGCTATGGCTGCCACCGCCCCGCCGCTGCCATCCACCGGCGGCTCCTACGAGCTGGAGGGCAACGAGTGGGTATGCGTCCAGCAAACCCAGATGCCGGAGCCGGCACCGCCGGAGCCTGACTGCCCAGCGTGCACGGCCCCGCCGCCGGACCTCGCCGACCCCGAACCCGCCCCCACCCCTGAGGACTGACCGATGCCGATCTGGCGCAATCGTCTCGCCCTGGTCAAAGCTGAATCGACCTACGGCACCAACATCAATCCGGCGGCCAGTGATGCGCTGCTGTTCACTGAGCTCGACATCGAACCGCTGGCGCTGGAGCTGGTGGAGCGCGAAACGATCCAGGCCTACATGGGTCACCGGGCCAGTGTGGTGGCGCAACGATCGGTGCCGGTGAAGGCCAGGGTTGAGCTGGCGGGCAGCGGCACCGCTGGCACTGCCCCACGGTGGGGCCCGATGCTCAAGGCAGCCGGCTGCGCTGAAGCGGTCGTCAGCTCCACCAGCGTCACCTACTCGCCGGTGTCGAGCGGGTTCAGCTCCTACACCTGCGAGTTTTACGCCGACAACGGCAGCGAACAGGCGATCGTCGGCGTTCGCGGCACCGCTGAGCTGAGCCTGTCGGTCGGTGAAATCCCGACAGTCGCATTCGATCAGATGGGCATCTACGGTGCCCCTACTGCCGTGTCGCTGCCCACCCCGGCCTACACCGCTCAGGCGGCGCCGCTGATCGTCAACACCGACAACACCGCCACGGTGAGCGTGCACGGGTTCTCGGCGTGCATGACGGCATTTACGTTCAGCCTGGGCGTTGAAATGGTGTTCGAGCAGAAGGCAGGATGCACGAAGCAGGTGCGGATCACGGAGGCCAAGCCGACCGGATCCATCACGATCGAACTGCCGGCCTTCGCCACGAAGGACTTCCTCACGATCGCCAGCAACCAGACCGCCGGATCCATCAGCTGGGTGCATGGGGCCACGCCCGGCAACATCGTGACATTCACCGCTGCGCAATGCGCGTTTGATTCGCCCACGCTGGACGAATCGGACCAGGTGACCCACATCACCCTTCCGTTCCGCGCGCTGCCGAACACCGGCAATGACTCATTCACCCTGGCCTTGACCTGATGGCATTCGTTCTTGAGCAGACCCCTACCTTCCGGTGGCCGATCACGATCCGGGAGGTGCAGGACGGCGGACGGGTGCGCACGCACCAGTTCGAGGCGATCTACCGGCGGCTGCCACAGAGCCGCATGGATGCCGTTCAGCTGCAGTACCAGGCGATCAAGGCGGCAGCCAGCCGTAACGAGGTGATCGACGACATCCCCACCCGTGCGATTGCTGATGAGATCCTGGCCGGATGGGAGGGCATCACCAATCCTGACGGGTCTGCGGTGGAGGTGACACCGGAGGCGAAGGCGCAGCTACTTGAGGTGGCGACCGTCGCTGATGTGCTGGTCACCACGTTCTTCGAGGCGCACGACAAGGCCCGGGTAAAAAACTGATCGGCGCCGTGGATCACCTCTTCCGCTCCAAGGGTGACACGGCGCAGGCAGAAGCCGATGCAGCGCGGTTCGGCGTGATCCTTGAGGCGCACCACCTGGCGCCGCGGAATCACCATCTATGGGCGGAGCTGTGGCCGGCGGTGTTGCTGTTCATGCGCTGCCAGACGCAGTGGCGCGCAACTTCCGGCGGCGTGCTGGGGCTGGACTACGGGGTGCTACTCCAGCTGGCGCCGGTCTACGGGGTGACCGTGGATGCTGCGATGATGGATGACATCCAGGCGATGGAGCTCCACGCCCGTGAGCAGCTGAACCGGAGGCGATGAGATGGCGGTGATGGATGCGCTGCTGCGGATCAAGGCAGACGTTCAAGGCGAGGGGCAGGTGGCCGCGCTCGGCCGGACGATGGGCGGGCTGAGCAAGACAGCCGGCACCGTGTCGGGTGGGTTCAAGAACCTGGCCGGATCGCTCGGGAATGTGGTCGGCGGCATGGGCGCCCTGGTGCCGCTGCTATCTGGCGCCGGCCTGGTGGGCCTCGCGCAGAAGTCGATCGCAACGGGCGACGCCTTGTACGACATGTCCCAGAGGACAGGCGTAGCGGTCGAGGATCTGAGCCGGTTTGGCAAGGCGGCAAAGCTGAGCGGCAGCAGTGTCGATGAGGTTGGTGCGGCCCTGGTTCGATTGGGTCGCAACGTTGCCAAGTCAATGAGCGACTCTGCCAATGCTGCGGGCGAGAGCGCGGGCGAGATCAAGGACCGCACGAAGCGCGAGACCGATGCGGCGGTGGAGGTGGTGAAGCGCAACGCCGACCGCCAGGTGGACGCAATCAAGGAAGGCGAGCGGAAGCAGCTCGATGCGGTGAAGGAGAACGGCGACAAGCGGATTGCCGCGATCGAACGCGAGTCAGACGCCAGGCTGTCAGAGCTGAACCGCCGCTATCGGCAGGAAGAGAAACTGCTGAATGACAAGTACGAGGACGAGGCCGACAAGCAGGAAGAGGCCGCAGAGAAAGAGCAGAAGAAGCTAGAGCGGCAGACCGAGAAAAGATACGAGATCAGGATTGAAGCCATCCAGGAAGATGACCGACTGGATAAGCAATACAAGAAACAGCTGATAGCGAACCTTGAGGAACAGCGAGATGCGGAACTGGAGCTGATTCGTGACCGATTCGACAAGGCCGCAAAGCTGCGCCAGCGTGCGCTCAGGGATGAGGAGGAAGCCGCACGCGACCAACTGGAGCAGCGGAAGAAACGGGAGGAGGCTCAGCTGAAAGGGGTCTATGAGGGACAGAGAGAGATCGTAGAGAAAGGGGTCGAGGCGCAGCGCCGGGCCATTGAGAAGTCTGCCAACCTCAGTGCGGAGGCGGTGAAGGCAGCAGCCGAGAAAGCCATGGATGCGCTCAAGAAAACAGTCGGCGCACCTGGTGAACTATCTGACGAGTTGGAAGATCTTGGCCTTAACGGCAAAGGCGCATCTGAGGCATTTGCGGAATTGGAAATCGCGCTGACTGATTCAACCGGGAAGATCAGGCCACTGGGCCAGATCCTTGGAGACATTGCGGACCGTTTCTCTAAGATGGAAGACGGCCCGAAAAAAGTAGCACTCGCCAACAAGATGGCTGGCAAGTCTCTTGTGAACCTGATTCCAGCACTGAACATGGGCCGAGAGGAAATCATGAAGTTAACGGGAATGAAAACAAAGTTTGCTGAGCAAGCCAACAAGACGTCAGATAGCCTAGACAAAATGACAATGAAGATCGGATCGTTCGGCGGCAAGATCGCCACCGTGCTGATGCCGGCAATGGAAGCTATCACCAGTGGGATGACAGTATTCCTCGGCCTGTTCGATAAGCTGCCAGGTCCGATTCAGACAGTCATCGGACTGATCGCGATTCTGTCCATCGCGATGCTCGCCCTGGCCCCAGCGATCATGGCGGTCGTGACCCTGCTGGGCGGGATCTCCGCATGGTTCGCGGGCCTTACCATCATGGCCACCATCGCTGGGTGGGCGCCGGCCCTGATCGCTCCGTTTGCTGGCCTACTCACCTGGCTCACGGCTAGCTTCCTGCCAGGCCTGCTGTTCATCTTCGGCCCCGCTGGTCTGATCTTCCTTGCCATCGCCGCACTGGTGGCGCTGATCGTCGGCGTGAAGTTCCGCGAGCCGATCCTGAAGTTCCTCGGCTGGGTTGGCGAGACGGTGGTGAATGCAATGAAGCTCCTGCTGCAAGGGGCATACACGGTGCTGGCGAAACCGTGGGTCGATCTGTTCAATGTGGTCATGCGTGCGCCCATCACCGGGATGATCGACTGGCTGAAGGCCACATGGAACAACGCCATCGGCTACATCGGCAACGCACTTCGCGCGGTGGCCAACGCTGCACAGCGTCCGTTCCTGGCGGTGATCGACATCATCCGCAGCCTGTTCAACAGCCTCATGGGGTTCATCGCCCGCGGGGTGAACGGCGCGATCAATATGATCAACGGCGTGATCGCCGGCTACAACCGCATCCCTCTCGCCCCAGACATCCCGCTGATCCCACAGGTCAGCGTGCCCCAGTTCGCGGAAGGCGGCGTCGTGGATCGTCCCACCCTCGCGATGGTGGGCGAAGGCGGCGAGCGGGAATACATCATCCCGGAGTCCAAGATGGGCGCAGCCTCTGCCGCCTACCTCGCCGGCACCCGTGGCGCTGGCGTCATCACCGGGGCAGCCGGCCCGGCTGTGATCAACATCACTACCGGTCCGGTGCTGCAGCAGGATGGCCAGCAGTGGGTCACGACCCGAGACCTTGAGCGTGCGATGCGCGCCACTGAAGCCGGCACCCTCGCCCGGATCCGCACACCAGCCGGCCGCAGTGCCCTCGGGATCCGATGAGCACGATCGCTCAGGCGCAGTTCCTGCGCATCTACAGCCCGGCCGGTTCCACGCTCCACCGCTGGCAGTCGTACTTCACCTCCTCGAACGTCAGCCTGTCGGGTGGTGAGTGGATCCCCCAGCCGTTCGAGTCCAGCGGCATCACCGCCGGGCAGACGGGTGATGAGGGCGGCGTCACCCTCACCCTTCCGGCGATCCCGCGCGTGGTCGATGCGGTGTTCGCGGCCATCGCCGGACAGCACCTGTTCGAGCTGACCGTCTACCAGTTCACCCCGGGCAACTTCACCGAGCGCACCGTGGCGGCCACCTTCACCGGGGTGATCGTCAACAGCACGAGCACCATCACCGCCCTGACCCTGGAGCTGGGGTCCGCGCTTGAGCCGGTCGGTGCGCAGATCCCCCCGCGCACGATGACCACTAGGCTGATCGGCAAGGGGTGCCGGCTATGAGCGGACTGGTCAGCAGCGATCCTCTGGCGCTCCTGTCGATCGAGGCGGGCCTGATCCGGCCGCCGTTGGCCGATGCTGCAGCCGAGGGCGACAGCCAGCTGGACAGCCCGCAGCGTGCCGCGATCCTGGGTGAACCGGTGCCGGTGGTGTTCTGCCGGCGGGATGAGACGGCCGGCAGCGGCGGCGTGCTGATCTCACCTCCGGCCACCGAGGCGCGGTTCTCCAATGACGCCAGCAACGCGGTAACGGCCTCCTACCACCTGGTCCTGTCGGAGGGGCAGATCGGCTCGATCCAGGTGCGGGACATCTTCCAGAGATCCTGCAGGGTCGGCACCCATACCCAGACCTACGACCGGCGCGCGGGCAGCTGGACGCCGGGGAACTTCGTCACGGCGCAGACCGGGTACACCATGCCCGAGTGCCCGTACTACTGCGGGACGGTCGGGGTCTACTCGGGCATGAGCACCCTGTCGTTCACGGTGACGATCCCCAACGGGTTCGACCTGTGGAACCGGCAGGTTCACGCCTTCATCCGCAACGGGATGTATGTGACCCGGCTGCTGGATGGTGTGTTCGGCCCGTCCAACAACTTCGCGGACCTGGTGAACTGGGCCCTGGTGAACTGCGCCAGGCTGCCCGCCAGCCAAATCGACCTCACCAGCCTGCAGGCCGCGGCGCGGTTCCTGGCGGCGAACTCCCTGAACTGTGACATCGCCATCACCCAGAGCCAGAACCTGGGTGATCTGCTGGCTGGCATGGCCCCCTACTTCCTGCTGGCTGAGACGCGGAGCCAGGGGCGCCGGGGCCTCCGGCCGCTGCTGCCCGTGAACGGCGACGGCACGATCCGCACCACGGCGGTGAGCTGGGTGGCGACGTTCACCGAGGATCACATCCTGCCGGACGGGTTCGAGATCACCTTCAGCCCGCCGGCTGATCGGCGGCCGTTCTGTGTGCAGACCATCTGGCGGCAGCAGCTCACGGACGACGTCGGCATCATCCGGACGAGCGAGGTGAGATACACCGGCGAGGCAACGGACGGGCCATTCGAGCAGCACGACCTGTCGGCGTTCTGCACCCGCGAGAACCATGCCGTCAAGGTCGGCGCCTACATCAGAGCCAGGCGGCAGTTCATCACCCACAGCGCGCGGGCCCAGTGCCGGTCCGTGGACTTCCCCCCCAACCTGGCACCGGGCGACATCGTGCGGGTGACACTGCAGCGGACCCCGAGCGACGGGGCCGCATCAACGCACGACTACCTCTACCAGGTGGACCGGATCAGCAAGTCGGCGGCGGGCGATGTGAGCATGGACCTGATGCACTTCCCGATCGACAGCAGCGGGCGCAGCCTGGTAGCGCTGGCGGTGGCCAATGCGACGGGCACGGGCATCCTGCTGACCAGCAACCGGACCGGCGTGAGCTGCGACGTGAACAGCAGCGCGGATACCACCGTGCCGGCCGAGGTGTATCAGACGGGCACGGCGGCAGACAACCAGGTAGAGATGACGGCACCGGCGGCAGAGGCTCCCCCGGCGGGTGGCGGTGTGGGCACGCTCGACACCGTGGACCTGGGCTTCACTGAGGGCTACTGGGATGGCCTCGATCTGGTGTTCACCCTGCGGATCACACCGCTGGGCAAGGCGCCGGACTCTGCGCTTGGCGATCTGGAGGCAACGGTCAGGAGCGGGCAGGTCGTGGCCTATGACGCCAACGGCGTGCCGGTCAGCCCGCAGCCTGCCAGCCTGCCGTCAGTGGATGTGACCGAGACCGTTGCCGAACCATGGGAGACCGGCAAACCGCCGGAGTTCGTGCTGTATCCATTCCCGCCGGTTGACTACATCTTCGAGAAGGAGTACCGCGTCACCTTCCAGGAGTCGGACTTCCCGGCTGAGGGTTACTACGAGATGCCGCTGTCGATCGCCAGCACCAGCGGTGGGTTTGATGATGTGTTCGCGATCAATACGCTGCAGGTCCGGTTCGATGCGCGAGAGCCAGCCTTCACGCCCTTCTTCGCCATAGCCAACAACAACGCCCTGGCCGACCTGGATCCCGGCGACATGGAGGTTCAGTATCCCGGAGCCGATCCTGTTGCGGTGGAGTTCATCGGGCCAATCGACGACTACGACTACCCAGGATGGGAGATTCATCTATTCATCTGGTCCAGCTCCCAGGCCGACAAGGACGCAGCAATTGAACTTGTGATCGATGCGTTGGCGGATGTCTACACAGGGCCGGACATAGTAACCGGCAGCATCACGACCATGACAGTTGCAGCACCTACCGCAGGCGTTACCTATGGAATCGAGCTGACGCATACGCAAGGCGCAGAAGGTAGCGGCGGCAGATTGGTCGCTGGATACATTGACCTCCCCGCTGGAGTGGGAGAGGAGGCTTATTACGTCGATGTGGACGAAACCGTCACCATGAACGTGAGCTGGACGCTTCCGTAACCCATGCCGACCTTCCCCGCCATCGCCCCAAGCTCCCGGTCGTTCACGCCTGGCGAGTACCCTCACGCTGCCTTCACGGCGCTCAGCGGTGAGCAGAGCAGGGTGCGGCACAGTGACGCGGTGGTAGGTGGCACCGTTGATCTCACCTTCACCCGGCTCACGGAGGAGGAGCGGCTTTCCATCGAGCTGCACTACCTGGGCCAGCAGGGCGAGTTCCTGCCGTTCAACCTGCCGCCTGAAACGCTCTCAGGCTTCAACCCCTACGACTTCCTGCAGGGCGCCGGGCAGTGGCGCTACGCCGAGCCGCCCGAGATCGCGGACTTCTGCGGGCCTCATCACGATGTGCGCGTGCGGCTGGTGGCGGCAACGGGCGGCGCACCGGGCGCAGACCTCGGGCCGATCACGCTCACCATCCAGGGCGGCGCGGCGGTGCCTGCTGCCAACGGCCTCGCCCGCACGCTCACCGTGACCTTCACCCCTGGCGCTGCCTCTGCCTGACCATGGCCACCTTCCCCGCGCTCGAACCCAACACCCGCGCATACCGTCTGCCCCGGTTCCCGGTGACCAGCCAGCCGGCATGGGGCACCGAGGCCGTGCGCTTCTCCCATGGCCCCCGATCGTTCGGCTACATCCTCACCCTCGGCTATGAGAACCTCCCGGCGGCCGATGCGGCGCTGCTCCGCTCGCACTTCCGTGGCCAGGCCGGCGGGTTCGATGCCTTCACCCTGGACCCTGCCGTCACCCGTGGCCATGGTGCCGCCGACCTGGCACCGGCCTCGACGCTGTGGCGCTACACCGGTCCACCGGAGGAGACGCACCGCAGCGGTGGGCTGGTAGACGTGGAAGTGGAGCTCGAATCCGTGCGCGGCCTGGTGGTCTCAGGCGCTGGCTTCACGCTCACCTACAGCCTGGAGTCCGGGGCAGTGACGGCCGGATCCGCAGCGCCAGCCGCTGATCTCACCCTGACCCTCACCCTGGAGGCCGGAGCCGGCACCGGAGACTAGGATCAGGGGCAGCACCATGGCGCTGCATAGATGGCCTCTCTCATCTACAACTCATTCCCCGACGACATGGCACGGGGTGCTGTGGATTGCGACACGGACACGTTCAAGGTGTTGCTGGTGACCAGCAGCTACACCCCCAACAAGGACACGCACGACAAGCGGGACGATGTCACCAACGAGGTGAGCGGCACCGGCTACAGCACCGGCGGCGCCACCTGCACCGTGACCGTCACGAAAGACACGGCGAACGACAAGGTGACCATCAGCCTGGGTGCCGCCTCCTGGGCCAGCTCCACCATCACCGCCCGGGCCGCCGTCTACTACAAGGCCCGCGGCGGCGCATCCAGCGCAGACGAGCTGGTGGCCTACAACGACTTCGGCAGCAACATCAGCACCACCGGCGGCACCTTCGCGGTCGCGGCGTCCACCATCACGCTGCAGAACTAGCGATGGAACGGAACACCCCGGACAACCCGACGCACGGCGAGGTGCTGCGCGCCATCGGGCACCTCGAAGGCAAGCTCGACTCGATCCACGAGGCGATCCAATACAACCGGACTTCGATGATGGAGGCCTTCCGCCGGCTGAACGAGGTGGAGAAGCGGGTAGCGCAGGGCGTGATCCTGGCGATCGTGCTGTCGATCCTCGTGCCGCTGCTGGTGACGATCGCGGAACCCAGGGTGAGCCTGCCGCAGCACCAGCCGCAGGGCCAGCAGGGGAGGGCGCAATGAACCCGGCCGAGCTCGACATCCTGCCGTTCTTCGAGCACTGGCGCGGCCTGCCCCACCAGCGAGCGGCAGTGGCGCAGCTGTGGGAGAAGGTGCCGGCCAGCCTGAAGAAGCACGATGCCAGCTGGTACCGGACATGGCAGGACGGGGGGAAGCAGTCGCAGCCACGCACACTGAGCAACCCGCTCCAGGTCCCCTATTACAGCCAGCGGGACAGCGCCACAGATCACGCCTTGCGGATGTGCTTCAGCTCGGCGTGCGCCATGCTGCTGGCCACCATCCGCCCGGGCACGCTGCAGGGACCGAACGCCGATGACACCTACCTGGGGCGTGTGCTCCGGTACGGCGACACCACGGACCCGATCGCGCAGGTGAAGGCGCTGCAGTCGTTCGGCGTGACGGCCCGGCTGGTGAAGGACGCTGGCTGGCAGACCGTCTGTGATCAGATTGATGCCGGCATCCCGGTGCCGATGGGCATCCTGCACAAGGGCCCGCTATGGGCTGCAGCAGGCGGCGGCCACTGGATCACCGCCATCGGCTACGACGCCAACAGCCTGACGGTGCACGACCCGTTCGGAGACCTTGACCTGGTGGCCGGCCGGTACGTCAACAACTGGGGCGCACGCCTCAGATACAGCCGCCAGAACCTCGGTCCACGTTGGATGGTCGAGGGCCCGGCCACCGGCTGGGCGATGATTGCACAACCCTGAGGAACCACCATGACCCCCACTCAAACTGAGATCCTGGCGCTCTCCCTGTTCGTCGCCTCTGAGGTGATCGGCATGAGCCCGCTGCGCTCGAACAGCCTGGTGCAGCTGGCGCTTCAGCTGCTGACCCAAGCGTTCCCGTTCAGGCGCGGTCGCTGAGCACCAGCCCGAACGCCTCCGGGCCTGGGTGCGCGTGGATCCTGTACATCCACGCGCGGTTCACGCTGCGGTAGTGGCTGAACCGGCTGGCCAGCCCGTAGCGGATCAGCGCCTGGGTCCGGCGGCTCACGGCCGGCTGGCTGCAGTGCCACAGCGTGCGCAGGTCTGAGGTGCGCCAGATCGGTTCCCGTGTGCGGAACACCCCGAGCAGGTGCAGCCAGTCGAGGATCACAGGATCAGGCACATGGGGCCGCAGAAGCGGCACCCACTGGTGCGGCGGGGTCTCGCCGGGATCCCTCACGCCACCACCAGCAGCCTGCGGACAGTGGACCGGCTGCAGCCCAGGCGGTCTGCGATCGCCTGTTGCGTCATGCCCTGGCGGCGCCAGCGGCGCGCGCGCTGCTCACGGCTCTCAGTCAGCCAGAGCAGAACCAACAGAGGCAGCAGCAGCGCAGCCAACAGCAGCGCGAGAAGAGAGGTGATTGTCATCGTGTGTCTCCGGTGAAGTGTGTGGGTCGTTGCCCGTGGTCATCATGCGCGGCGACCACCGCGCGGGCGAAGCAATGTGACATTTCGTAATGCACGCGCGCGGCGGTTCATGTGCCGCCACTCCTGCCACGCGGCGCCCATCACGAAGCCCCAGGTCATGATGCCCAGGGCGGTCAGAAACTCAATCACAGGGGATCTCCAGGCGGGTGATGGTGAACGCGTTGTAGCCGGCCCAGTACGACAGCCAGCCACCGGCCGCAAGATGATCGAGGCGGTCCTGGGCCTCGCCCACGGTGCAGCCCCATTGCCTCGCCAATGCTGCGGTGCCGATCGTGAACGGGGCCGGGCCGAAGCTGGCCAGGCGGTGCAGGTGGCTCATCATGGTGCGTCCTGGGTGATCTCAGCGCGGAGCCGTTCGAGCACCAGCCGATCGCGCCGGCATGGCTGCCGCTGTATCAGGTGGTCCAGCAGGGCAAGGATCCGCTCACGGTCCAGCATGGCGCCCACCCGGAA